GTAACATTCCAGTAGCGATTTTAAAACTTCGTAACTTCCGCGAAGCAAAACAAGAGAAGTGTACTCACGGGCCTATTGTCCCTGCATAACAATAAACCATTTCACAAAACTTTTAACCTTATTTTGTCATCTCTTCGTCATTTATTATTACTATTTACAATTGAATCACAGCCTATACTACCAGTTACCACAAAGGATATACAGAGTATTACACTCAATTGTTCCACAGAACAGATTGAAGCTTTTAAATCACTCATATTCCTGTTGAGGTTACCTGTAGTAATTTGTAGATCTTTCCGTAAACTCTTTGATAATATTCTTGACGAATACGATGGCTTCCTCCTACTCAGATCTCGATCTCGACTTGAAAACCATCAAAATATGGTTGGAAATGTCGAAAAGTATCGAGAGGGAACGGCAAGTCCTTAATGACCCCCCAACCGATAAACCCATGGTGTGCGATGATGAGCATGATATTTCTAATCTTGCGATTCATTTTGCACGTCAAGGGATTATCAATTATAGGACTAGCTATGACGCGGACCTGATAAATCGCAATCTGCAAAGTACTGCGTTTTATCATGTGATAAAGGACCTTGATTTTGGAAATAAACCCTATTCTAAGCTTACTTATTTACGTGGTAAACTTTTGAATAATTTGTATGTTGACCAACCTTATGATACCATTAAGTGTTTCTTGCGCTTAATGGTTTGTAATGGTACCCCCAAGGATGTTCAAGCTAAGATATGCCCTGACTGCCGTGAAATGACTGAATATTTTATATTCAATGGTTTCATGTTGGTTCAGCGCTGGTGTTGGTGTGATTTAATCCCTCTTGGAACTACTCCCTACCAAATGGATATGGACCCTTACCCACGTATGGGTATTGATGTAACTTATGACGAGCTTTGTAAGATTTTACAAAAGAATAACATTGAACATTTTAATCGTATGCTAACTTTAGATACTGAGGCAGCATCCGGATCCGATAAAAGCGAGTTAGGATCCGGTTTTGTTGCACAAAGTAAGCCTAAATTTAAAGCACAAGCTCTTCTAAATCATGATCATTCCCATACTGTTAAGATAGGCATGGATGATAACCTTTCCAACTTCATCCAATCGCTTTCTAACCAGGTTCCCCAGGCTATATCCCAGACTAAAGAGTATTTGAGCACTGCTTGTAAACTTTTCCTTATTCTCCGTAATCTTGAT